TTTATATCATTCTCTAACAGATAGGGGAAGAACACATCCCTATAGAATTGCTCTTGATAGTCCATAAAAATATCAGACGAGTTCCGACACCCTGCGTGTGTGTCGTTCAGAATTGCCACTTTCATAGTTTAACCTTCTTCTGCTTTAGATGCCTTTACCATCTTCAATGCTTCTGCCATAGGAATTTTATTCGTACTTGCATTCTGCAACTTGATTGCTTTCCTACGCAGTAACTTCATTTCACTTTTGCGTTGTTTTGCTTTATCCATAATTATACACCATCTCTCAACATTAGTCAACTAAAAAATCGGTTAAATCGGAATCAACTTTGACAGTTCGTCTCTTCCGTTCTTTCTTTACAATCTCTTTCCACTCAAGGTCTTTGTCTTTCACATCATCAATTCGCAAACGCAGTTGATCAACAAAGGCAGTTGCATACTGCTCTGCATCTCTATCACCATTAGGATTATCAATGAACAGATCAACACTTGCCTGTTCCATATAACGCATCTTGATGTCTTGTTGCTTCTTCTCTTTCTCAATCCTGCGGAGGAATGCGAACCATGAAATCTGTGTGAAGTAGGCAAATGCATTCGGTTTACCAGTACGAGTTGCCGCTTCCAAATTGTAATTCTCGATTGCCTTGAGACAGTTCTCTACCGCATCCATCACCATTTCTTCACGATAGGTGTACCGCACAAAGTTAGACTTGTGGGATAGACCCTCGCATATCTTTAGGAAACACATGGCAATATAATCGGGTACCTTGGGTAAATCACGAATCTTGGCATCCCTTGCCTTGTTCAAGTCAGTAACATAGTCTACTACTGCTTGGGAGAACTGTGCATTATTTACATAATGCGGTTTGTCTTTTGGTTTAATCTTCGTTGCCATTATCTAATCCTAGTTTTTTTCGTAGTTCACTACTTGCAAATTTATGATGTCTCTTATTATAGAACACTTCGATGTAATTGTCAAGACAATATTGCTTACCAGTGAAATTTTTTTCTCTATACTCCTCACCAATAATACGCACATCAAAGTCGAGTAGTTGCATCAAGTCTAAAAGATCATCTTCGGTTTCATAGGGTATAACTTGATCTACCCACTGACAGGCATCAACTTGTATATATCTTTCAGTTACCGATTGAATGGGTTTATTTTTTTCGGGTCGGTCTATGGTCGGATCAGTCTGCAATCCCACTATCAGATGGTCACAGACAGTCTTTGCCTCCTCCAACATCTTCACATGACCCGCATGAAACAGATCAAATGCGGAACAGGTAAATCCGATTTTATTTAAAATTTCACTTGACAAAAGTTGTTTCTCACTGTATAATAAGCTCTANNGCTCTACGTCTTGGGAGGGTTGAATACCTAGTGTATTGTCCTATCTCGTTTGCTATCCAAGTCGATTACATTACTGGTTGCCGAATCTACCATCCCCATCCTTTCCATATATTCTTCGATCTTATCCGCGGCAGACCTAACTCTCTCTCCCATCTTTTCTACTGCTGTTGCACCATATTTTTCTTGATGCTCTTTCTCCCTAGCATCATACATTTGTTGCATATCAGCAGTTGCCTCCAACCACTGCACAATCAAAGATTCTGTCGGAAACCCCATTCCAACAACATGGGTAGAATTCACAATGAGTAAATCTTCATTACTTTCTTGATAAACCATCCAAGGTCTAAACGCATAGTATTTCATTCCATCGGGATTTTCCATCATTATGAGTCGCATTGCTTTTCTTACCAGAATCTCAAAGTCCTCACCTTCTGCCCACTGAACTACTTCGCAGAGAATCTCTTCCCCACTTGCTAATTTTAATTGCCGTNNGCCGTATGTCGTTATCCATCCTACCGTTTATCATCTCCATTCTAAATCCTTTTTATTTCAAGTTAATTTGATGTATCTTATAAGGAAACTGCTCCTTAGTATATATCTTTATTCTTTCGGCACTATGTCGCAATGTAAAGTTCTTGTGTGACTTGATATGCATATCATCCGCAATATCGTATAACTTGGTCACAGAACCATCGTCAGACTGCCTCAATCCTCTTCCTATCAACTGTAGTACTTTAACCTGACTCTTACTAGGGGATGCAAATACTATATTATGCAGATTCCTAATATTAATACCAGTGCTGAAAGTGCCCAGACTAGCAACAATGATTGCATTCTTTTGTTTCTCCACGATTCCACGAATTTGCTCTCGGTCTGTGGCATCCACTTCTCCAGACACATAGAATATCTTTCTATCTTCTCCTGCCTTGTCTCTCATCATATCAACCAGAACCTTACCATGCTTCTCTACAAACTGAAACAGAACCAGAGTATTGCCCTTCTGATCTAGGGTGAGGTTGGTAATCAACTTATTACGTTTCTCGTTAGTTACCAGATAATCCATCTCTTCTTGGTACGTCTTGCCCTGCATCATATGACACACATCATTGTGGTAACGCAGTAAGAGAACATCAATATCAAGTTTTGCGAGTGTACCCTTTTCTTGTAGGTCACGAGTCTGAGTTACTCGGTAGGTGGGCCCAAACAGACCTTCGAGTACCAATTTGTTTGTCTCTGTACCATCTAAAGTACCAGTAGTTCCAAATCTATATGGTGCTTTTGTACACTTATTCATAATACCAGACAGAGACTTTGCCTTGAACAAATGTACCTCGTCACCGAACACACAACCAAACTGCTCGAACCATTCCTTCGGAAACTTGTAGATAGACTGCCATGTAGAGATTATGATCTGCTTGTCAGTCACCTTCTCCTTACCAGAATATATCTTGTGACATAGTTCTGGATCGTATCCATAGTCCTCGAAATCTTTGTGCATCTGTTCTACCAGACTTGTTGTCGGAACAACGATTAGAATCTTCTGACTAAAGTTCGCAGTGTACCACCGCATCAGATTATAGATGATGAATGACTTGCCCGATCCTGTGGGTGACAATAGGATTGCTCGTTTCTCTTTGATACCATGAGTCACTGCATCATACTGATAGTCACGCAATGAGAATGGCAAGTCCAGTGTACTCTGAAACTTTATGAGGTTCTGGTGTTGGACATGGTTCTTCTGTTCTGGATGCCCATACTCGTCATTGTCGATCAACTCAATAGGATACATTCTGTCTGCACAGAACTTCTTGAGGTGTGCGTAGAGTCCTACATTGAGTTCACGAGTGACTTGGTTGAAAAGTTTGATCTTCCCATCCCATTTACGATTTTTAAATGCGGGCATATACCTTGCTCCCGGTACCATAAACGAGAAGTATTCTCGCAGTTCGGGAATCTGGTGTGCTTCCGCATCAATCAGCAACATGGAGTTGTCTTTCAACCCCACTCGTATCGTGTTGGGTATACTCACGGCATTTTAACTAAAATAGCAATCAATAGTATATTGGTTAGAAATATCTCGAACGCAAGTATTGTGTGATACCATACCCACCGAGACTGATAAATTTTATTAACTGTAAATGTTTCTTTCATTTCTTTTAACATAATTCCTCACTGTCCTGCCTCAAAGTTTCTCCACCTGATCATATTTGAAATTGTCTGGTGTCTCCAATTTAGATTATTAACAATCTCTGTAAGTGTATCTATCAGTGTTTTAAGGTACTGAATTTTCATCTCAGACTCTTGAATCTCTTTGTCAGAGTCGTAGTAGTATTCCTTGAAGTTTTTAGTTGTGGCACTGAGACCCTCGTATGGATCATATGCCCACCCACGAGACTCAATATCCTCTTGGGACATCTTACCCTCGTAGTATAGGTATTTGTCTTTGAGCAGAACCTTCTGTTTGAACTCTGCTTGCTTGAGTCGCAGTTTGGTCAACGAGAGATACTCCAGATACTTTGCGTGTAGTGCAGGGGTAACACGAGAGGTCTCGTCTAGTTGGTGTTTAGAAATTTCGGAGTCCTCTTTCCACTCCGCAAGAACAGATTCTAAGTCTATCATATTGTCTCCATATCAAAAAATTATATAGGGTTA